ACAGTACAAAATTATACTATAAGAAGTTATTTGTATGTTGACGATGATGGAACTCCTTCAAAAATCAATATAAATGATTTGGGAAATGTTGTAGTTGAAGATAGTGAAGGAACTATAAATAGAAATGAAATCAAATTTAAAGAAATATAAAAGAAAGGTGATATAAAATGGCGGAATTAAGTGCTAAAAAATATGTAATAGAACAATTACAAGCAAATGGTGATTTACAAGTATTACACCCAGAAACAGAGGCTGTGGTGGTAAAAGTCGATGATATAACAACAGATGTAACTACATATGAATATGGGAATGTGCAAAATGCTATAGAAGATCATATTGAACAGTTGGAAGGTATATATGATCAATTAGACAATCTAAATGCAACTAGTATAAATACAAATGAGTTTGAATATGGTGATATAACTGTTGAATTAGGAACAGTGCAAGAAGGACTTGAAACATTATATGATATGGTACAAAATTCAGGGGCTACGTCAAGTGCATCAATCATCACATCAGAGATTTATAATGGTCGTCCTTATGATACAACTAAATATACTGTCTACGAGACAGTTGAGCAAGTAGATGGTGCTATCCTTACAAGTTCAAATTCACTTCAATTTGAATTGGGACCTGCTGCTATAATGGATGTAAGTAATAGTATTGGATCTAGTTCTACAGATGAACAATTAGCAACAGCACAAGCAGTTTATCAAGCGATAGAAGCATTACCAGAGCCTATGTTATTCAAAGGATCTCTTGGTACAGGTGGTACAATTACTACTTTACCTGCAGCTTCATCTGCTAATGAAGGATTTGTATATAAAGTAATTACTGCAGGAACTTATCAAGGATTAGTATGTAAAGTTGGAGATACTGTAATTTCTAATGGAGTAGAATGGACATTAATTCCATCTGGAGATGAGCCAAGTGGTACAGTTACAAGTGTAGGATTATCGATGCCTACTGGATTTAGTGTAGATGGATCTCCTATAACTTCATCTGGAACATTTAATGTTACGATGACTTCTGGATATATGATTCCAACAACAGATCAAGCAAACACTTGGACTGCAAAGCAGGATGCTATTACTTCTAGTAATAAATTAAGTGCAGATTTACTACAAGACGGTACAACTAATCACGTATTTACAGCAGCTGACGATACTAAGTTAACTGATATTGAAACTGGTGCTCAAGTAAATGTACTAGAAGGTATTAGTTTAAATGGATCTACTGTTAGTATTACTAGTAAGATAGCAAATTTAGGAAACCTAGTTGTTGCAAATGCAGCAATTACACCAGGTACTTATTCTGTAGTATCTTATGATGCAAAAGGATTAGTTACTGCAGGTGGTAACGTATTAGAAATTGGTACAACTGGTCAAACTACACCAAGTCAAACATTAGTTGTTGGTGGTATATTCTTCAAAGAGATATAATAAAATATCAAAATCCCTATGAAAAATAGGGATTTTTTATTATATAATAAATATTTAAAATGATATAATTTATTATATACAGGAGCGTGATTAATTATGTCTAAAAGACCTTTTGTAAAAATTGATAATGCAGGAAATGTGTTGGATCTACCTTTAGATGCAGCTTCTTTAGACGGACATCAAATGGAGCAGACTGGTATTGAAAGTAATACTAGTACTATCCCTACAACTGCTCAAGTTAAAGAATTCGTAAATAAAAATATCACCTCTGAAGGAACTACAAAAAGTGCAGTAGCATATCAAGATAATGTAAGTGCAAATGCTTGTCCTTATGCCTTACTAAATAAAGTTGGTGGTATGAGTTATAAAGTGTTAGATAATGATACAAACGAATATGTTATTCAAAATACTGCAATAACAAGCGTTATCTCAAAAGATAGCAACGATACTGCTTTACAAATAATTAGCATACCTAATGAGATACAAGCATTAGAGGGTTATGGTTGGGGTATAGATGATACTTGCTATAACTACATTGACTTTGAGAATAAGAAGTTTATTCAAAAGGTTGGTAGGGTTGATTTAGGAACATTGAGTTGGAATTATACAAGTGCTGATGATTTATCAAGATTTTATATAGGACTAACCGATGCCAAAGCCCCAATAAACAATAATCAATTAGGTAATGTTTTATTAGCTAATTATGAAAATACTGATTGGAACACATTTACAAATGCTACATACGGGAAAGATATGACAATTACTTTAAGAAGCGATAGCGTATTCTTTGCTAGAAATCTAGCATATACAAGTGCTAGTGATTTCAAAACTGCTATGAGTGGAGTATATCTTTATTACGAACTTGAAACTCCTATTGAAACTGATATATCACAATACATTGATGATAACTCAATTCAAATAGAGGCAAACGGGACTATCACTTTTACTAACACTTATAATCAAGCAATACCTTATGAATATCTATATAATATAGGCGTTATTCCTATTGTGGATGAGAAACTAACTAATTATTTATCCAAAGCAAAAATAACATTAAGTGGTACTACATTAACTATTGATTTAGATTAAGGAGGGGATTTTATGCCTTTAAAAATAGGAACAATAAATGTTTCTGATATAGATGTAAATAAAGACTCTTCAACAGTATCACTTACTACTGTTAATGTAAAAAAGAATAATGTAGTTACTCAAGTTTGGGGAAAACGAACATTTATAATTGCTACTGATCAGTTAGAATACGTTTCTTCAGCAACATATGCTTATAAAGATGCAGGTGGATATGATAAGAATGGTTCTATTTTAACAAGTCAAACTTTTAGTGATGTAGGATTCGATGAAAACGTGGTTATCAATGTTACTCCTATAGGTGATACCGTAGAATATACTTATTCAACAACAGGAGCAGGTACTCATACTCCATCAACTAGTATGGTTATAGTTGGTGGATTAAGAGTATATCAAGTATATACTTTATATGGAGAATGTGACAACGCCTCAGTTAAGTTTTATTCAGATAGTGGATTAACTACGGAAATTACTCAAGCAACATATGGGAACACTATTTATTATAAGTGTACTGGTGATAGTGGATATCAAGATAAGACAGGTTCATTAATCGTAAATACTACTCAACAAGGAGACTACTCATTTATTTTTAACTATACTACTAATCACACTGCAAGTGTAGATTTAGGAAGTGTACCTTTAGCAGCAAGAACACTTATTGCAACTTTCCCAAATGCGACAGCAACTTTAAATGGAAGTTCGATTACTAGCGGTACTTCATATCAAGTAGGAGTGGGAGATAGTTATACCTTAGTTATAACTACTAATAGTTATTATTATTTCTCATCAAGTGCTTATAGTGGTACTTTAAGTGGCAGTACATATTTGGTAAGAACTACATCTACTCCAACTGGAACTACTAAATATAGAACATTAACTATTACAGGAATAGTATCAAGTAGTGATTTAACCTTTGATTTAACTTCATATATAGCAAGAGTTTACTATTTAAATACTTCATATTTAAATTCAAGCGGAATTGGATCAACAAATGTAATAAATGGAACGACATATTGGGCTAGTGGAAGTACTACTCCATCATATTATTGGAGAAGTGGAGCCAATTATCTAGAAGGAGATGGTGGATATGCTTCTACGTATACAATAGATGGATCTACGTCTCAGACTAGTTTAAGTAATTCGGTATCCCCTATTTATCTAAATGGTTCTAGTACTGGATCTACTGTATATAAAGCAGTATCTTTTAGTGCTATTACGATGAGTGCCAATCACTCATTAAACCTAACCGTTAGTAGATATTATATCTTTGATATTGTTAACTGGAATATGGGACTTTATATGCGTATGTCATTACAGGATCAACCAGATATCTCTACATATAACAACTATAGATTTGGATATACAGGAACTATTACAACAGGATCTTTCTTCTGTTTCTCAAGAGAAATATCCGCAGCAACAAGTTGCCAAATTAAATTAACCGATGGTAATTATGTAAATCCTTATAATCACAGTGGATCTACTAAAATTGCTACATCATATTCATTCTCTAGTGGTAACTCAGACGTTACAACTAAGGTATTATCAGGTGATAACTTCCTTGGAATATCTGGAACATTCTATCACCAAATAACAAAGGGTGCTAATACTTACACTAATCAAGATGTAAGATATATAATAAACTCATCATCTGCAACAAGTTGTAAAGAGTTATATAGTAATAATTGGAATACCTCAATAACTTTAAATGGCTTAAATACTAGTAGAAATATTGAAAGAAATAGAGTTGTATTATATTATGGAGATGATGCTCCATTCACTTCTACAATCGCAAGTAATTCGGCTTCATATAATGTTAGTCCTAATTCTACAACTATGTATAGTTATCAAAGTAGTCAACAAATCACATTTACTTCATCTACCCCTTCGCTAAATATTTCGTCTGGAAGTAAATATTTCGGAACAAGTGGAAGAAGTACATATACAATAGGAAGTCAATCTCAATTCTCATCTTATACTGGAAGAAGTATGACAATGAGTGGAACTATGACTATCACAAGACAAAGTGGAAGTTCGACTACATTTGGAAACACTACTCTAACTTGGAATCCATATAATAATAGATGGAATATAGGTTCTCTTTCTGCTTGGGAAGATGATCCAGATGATTATGGAGATGCATATATAAACTTATATATAGATTCATCTGGTAATTTAATAGCAAACCACGATGCTTATGATACTCACGGGCTAGATTATTCTTCTATCCCTGTTAGTGTGTCGTGGTCTAACTTAACATTCACACCACAATAGGAGGATAAAATATGAATATAGTAAATAAAACTAATAGACAATTAAAGATTTTAAAGGAAAGTAATGAAGGAGGTTTCCTTGTCCTAGAGACAAGTGAAACTCCTACTATCACAAATGCTTTTGAAGAAATATCTTATATCAATGATATAGAAATTAGGACTGATGCTACTACCCTGGTAAATGTCCCAGAAGTAATCGAAGGAACTATCTATGTAGTAGAAAGAGATATTAAAATGTATTTGTTCGATAGAGAAGACATATATTACCCTTCTAGAGATATTAAAGATGAAGAAGGTAAATATCTTTATACAGAATATCTAACTAATATAAAATTCTAATCAATTAAACCCACCGAATTAGGTGGGTTTTTGTATTATATAAAATAATACTCAAATGATATAATTTAATATATAGAGGTGATTTTAATGAGTAAAAAAGGCTATTTTTTCAAACATAAAGAAACTCAAGAAACATTAGAAATAATGGTAGATTATCTTTATAATGAAGATTCAAATAAAATTATATTACCAGAAGATTTAAAAGCATCTATAAAATCATCTGAGACATTAGAGAATGATATCGAGAGTTTTGATAAAAATCACTTTGAAGATGATGCAGTTAAAAATACATCTAATACACTAAATTTAAATAATTTAGATCCATCTTATTATATAACTATAGAGGATTATAATAATAGTGCTCAAAATATTGACAATAAATTAACTCTTGCTAACAATAAAATTGTAGATTTTAATAGTAAAATAGATGATTTAATTGATAAAGATAGTAATTTAAATACTAAAATGAATTCTGATGATTTAACTATTATTTCTATAAATAATACATTAAACTCTTTAGATGATTATAATGATAATTTAACTGATAAGTTAGATGTTTATAACGACATCATTATAAATAGTAGTATAAATACCAGTGATTTATATTATACATTAAATGTCGATACCTTAAATTTAAGTTATTTTAATAATGAGTCTTTTATCGCAATAATTAATGATATTGATTCATCTTTAAAAACGCTTAATACTAGATGGAATGAAGTATTATCAGATATAAACGATGCTCTTATAATAAGAAGTAATATCAGAGATAGAGCGGAAGATATTTCTAATTCATTAAGTAATGATCTTGTTTCACTACAGAATAGAAGATCTAATCTACAATCATTAATCAATGCAAATACAGATATAAATCTTAGAAGTTTAAAGGTTGGTAGTCTCTCTGATGCAATTTCTAATATCTATTTAGATGGATCTAATTTAATCGTAGAAGGAAAAATTGATATAAATACTTCTAATGTTGATGGTATAAGAATTGATAATAATAGACCAAAAGAAATTAGATTAAATTCAACAAAGGTTTTAAATGTATATTATAAAGACACATCTAATAATACAAATTACCTATTATATAAATATAACTTTACTGTTAATTGGTACAATTATAATAATGTACTTTTAAGAAGTGAAGATCATACATATAATCACATACCTTCTTATCCAGGTACACCAGTAAAGCCTAGTGATGATACATATAATTATACGTTTAGTGGATGGTCTCCTACACCATCACCTTTAACAAATAATATAAGTTATTATGCACAATATACTGCAAGTTATGTAAATTATCCTATATATATTGGATTAGAATATAGAGACGGATCTACGGTAATTCAATTAGCGTCAGATCAAATTTATAATGCTCATAATGGAGAGACCGTATACTCCTCTGTTATTTATAATGATGATATCTACGAAACTGAGGACTACGTTTATTATAATAGAGTGATAGAATCGGTAGGAGCAGGACCAAATAGTTCAAATCGTATTGCAACTTATTATACAAATAGAAGTTCTAAATCACCTTCTTATGCAGAGATAACTTATCCTTATCATAATTATTCTGATGATATTTCAGTACCTTCTACAATTTATTATGGATATAGTGGTACCTTAAATAGTAATGTACTTGATAGATTATACTCTAACTTTAATTCACATAAAGATAAAGTTGAAGTTTATATAAATGGTACTTGGCATAAGATGAATAATTTACCTTCTTATTGGTCAGTAACTACATCATTTATGGTAATAGAAGGATATAATTATTTTGGTATTACATTAAAATTTGATAGTTCTTATTATGATGAAGAAGATTATTCTTATGGATCAGATATGACTTGGTTCATAGGTTTAAGAAGTGATTATTCTAATGCACTAATTAGATTTACTAACAATAAGATGGATTATCCAGATTATACATATTTAACTGATTTTAGAATTAGAATTGTAAATAATTAATTGAGGTGATGATATGATAAAAGTATATGAAATAGATTTGAAATCATCTGAAAGAGCATTTAAAGATGAATTTGATACTTTAAATGTTGCATTAAGCAGATGTCGTAGATTTGCCTCAATGAAATGCAAAGAATTAATGGAAGGATCAGATGATCATTATCACGTTAATAAAAATGAAGATTCTTATGAAGTAGTAAATTATAAGAACGGAGAAAAAATATATAGATACGAGGTTGGTGAATAATTATGGCATATAAAACTAAATATCAATTTATAGATGATTATATTAGCAATTCATCTCAAAGAAAATTACCAATTATAGCAGATTATGTAGATACAATAAACCCAGTATCTGCAGCCGAGATCAAATCATCAATGGATTTAAATGTAACTAATCGTAATACTTTAAATTCAATAAATGATAGATTTACTAGTGATGGAAAGGCAATAAAGGCTGTAAATGCGGATACATTAAATGGATTAGATAGTGATCATTATGCTAAATCACAAGATCTAAATAACTATATAGCGACTACAGATAATACTATAAATAGTATTAATGCAGATATTACAGATACTAATAATAGAATTAATGCAGTTTCTACAATCGTAAATACTACTTCAGAGAGAGTAGGTGGAGTAGAGAGCGATATAGAGGATATAAATTCTCATATAGAAGATATTTCTAATAATCTAAATAGTGTCGATACAAGGGTTATCAATATTGAAAATAGTATTAATCTTAATGGGTATACTCATAGCATAACTGTAGGTATTATTAATGCCAGTACAGTAAATGTTGATAATAAAGATGTAAATAATGAAATTAGTTCTATAAATTCAAGAATAGCAACTATAAGTAATAGTGTACAAACAGAAAGTACTTCGTTATATAATGCTCTTAATGATCTAGATAATCAAATTCAAGATACAGAGAATACGATAAATAGTACTAGAGAGGCTATTATACAAACAGGAAATAATTTAGATGCATATCAACCTATGATAAAAAGTGACACTGATCTAACTGTTAAAAGTATAAGATTTGGAAATAGTGCACAAAAGATTATAGATATTTCCTATTCTGGAAATATCCTATACATAACTACAACTAATAATACAAATGATTAAACTAACTTATATGAATTTAAATAATAATGATATAATGTTTATAGTAATATAAATAAGAAATTGGGTGACATAATGACAACATATCAAATAATCAGTTTAATTTTATCAATCCTATCTATTCTTGGATTAGGGACAGCGAGTAGTATGTGGTGGTCAGACAGAAGAGCAAAGAAAATTCAAAATTCAGAGCAACGAAAAGCGGAATTAAAAAGAGAAAGACAAGAAGAGATTAAGGCAGCTATTAAAGAAGAATTAGCACCTATTAAAAAGAAGCAAGAGGAAATGGATGATTCCTTAGAACTCTTAAAAGATGGTAATAAGTGTTCATTAAGAGATAGATTGCTTTATTCTTATAAGATGTGCTCAGAGCAAGGATATAGAACTACAGAAGAAACTCAAAATTGGGAAAAAATGTATGATGTGTATGATAAGTTAAAAGGAAATTCATTCGTTCACGATTTAAAAAATCAATTTGAATCGATTGATACTTATGAAGAATATAAAGCAAAGGAAAATAAAAGAAATGCGAAAGAAGGTCGTAAATAATGAGTAAAGAAATATCAGATATTATTTTAACAGGTGTATCAATTCTAGTTTCAGGATTATTTACTTATTTAGTTGGAGTTATTACTGCATTTATTAATTCTAAAATTAAAGACAAGAAGATGGCAAAAATTGCGTCTTCATTAGCGATATTAATTCTTAACTCAGTTCAACAAATCTTCCAAATATATGTCGATACTTTAAAGAAGGAAGGAAAGTTCGATAAGGATGCTCAAGAGAGTGCTAAAAATCAAGCATTTGAATTAATTAATGGGCAATTAACTGAGGAAATGAAAGAGTATATCAAAGATAATTTCGGAGATGTAAAAACATATATATTAAATCAAATTGAATCAACAATTTATAAATTAAAGAATTCTAAATAGAATTCTTTTTTTTATTATACCGTCTATTTTTATCGTGCTATACTTATATTAGGATATTGATAGGCTATGCCTCCTTCACCTATCAGTATCCTTACCTAAATATAAAGGTGATAGTATGATTAAAACAAAAGATTTCATATCATCCTTAAGTTATCTCACAAAAGTAAGATTTAGACTTTATATAGATAACGAAAACAAGGAAGTTAAAATTAAATTACGAGATTTAAATGAAGAGGTTATCATAGAAGAATATTTTACCGTAAGTGAAGCATTTAATAAGGTTGAAAATGGATCGCTTACAGGTGAAAATATTGACGGATTACATATTTTTAGACAAATTAAACTTGCGATGATTAGAGAATTGCCTAAATATATTTATAACATTGTAAATGATTTATCATCAAAAGATGGAATATCTACAGAGAGTATTATTACAAATTTAAATATGTTTAAAGAATATGTAAATACTCAAATTATACCAAGAGTAGTAGAAGAAATAATAAATGATAAAACATTTATTTCTAAATTAATTGATGAAGATAAGTTTGATTTAAGTAATCAAACAGATTTATATAATTTATTAAAAATCAAAAAGAATATTAAATGTGATATTTATTATGAATTTTAATTATACGCGAATAAATATGCGATATATAATGTATGTGTAGATAGATTATCTACGTGAAATTCATATAAAATATAAAAACTTCAAAGAAAGGAAGACGAATGATGCACAAGTTTAAGGTTACAGACAAATCTGGAAATCAATATATCGCTTGTGAAGACACTGCAGTTGAAACTGTTAAGGATGAGACTGTAGAGGCTGTGGAGGAATCTAAAGAAGTTGAAACTGAGACAACTGACGTTAAGGCTAAAGCACCTAAGAGTGAGTTCACTGTTAAGGAAATTACTAGTGCACTTAAAGACTTAGATGAAAATGCTACAGTTAAGGTTTTACCTATTGAGTTTGGTGGACAAGAACTTGAAATCAAACTTTCATTAGATGCAGATGAAGATGGTAACCCTGTTATCGGTGGTATTATCACTCCTACTGAGGAAGATGAAGATGAAACTAAGACTGAGGATTCTACTGATGAGCAAGAAGGCGAAACTGAGGAACAATCTGAAGAAGAGAAGTCTGAAGATGAAACTGAGAAAGTAGAAGAAGTAGAGGAAGTTGAAGAGAAAACTGAAGAAGAGCAATCTACTGTAAGTCTTACAGAAGAGGAAATCTTGGCATTAAAAGATCTAGCTGCTTGTGCTCCTGCACTTACTCAATTAATTACAGGTGAAGATCTAAATGCAGAGAAGTCTGACGATATTAATGAGGTTAACTTCTTCAATACCAATGAAGAGGTTGTTGATAATGGTGAATCTGAAGAGGATGACATTATCGAAGATAGCGAGGACGACAATTATCTTGAAGACTCAAAGGCATCATTTGGTTCTGTAGAAAAATATGCAGACTCAAATGAAGATGAACTTAAGGCTCAACAAGAGATTTGTAGTGCTTGGGAAAAATGGTTAAATGACAGAAAATAATATTATAAAGGAGAAAGAAAATTTATGGGACTAATTATTGGTAAGAAAATTAAACAACTTATGCAAGGTTATCCAACTATCTCTGATAAGTACGATGTAGACGGAGGATACTTCGAGGCTACAACTGGTGCAGAGAGTGTTGAATTCGGTGCAGTTTTAAGTTATGGATCAGCAACTGGACACTATACAGTTAAGACTATCACTAGTGCAGATCAAGTTGCAGGTATCTTAATCGCTTCTAATGTTAAATTAGCAACAACATATCCTGCAGAGGCAAACGTTAAGGTTTCTGACGGAGATTATATTGGTGTTATGACAAGAGGTGGAATCGCTGTCGTTTTAGCAGATTCAGCTGTTAAGGCAGACATCAAGGAAGGTGCTAAGGCATATGTTACTGCAGATGGTAAATTCACTACAGTATCAACTAACAACTTCGATATTAACGCAGTATTCACTGGTGTTGTAGAGGCTACATTCACTTCAACTACTACAGGTGAAGGGGATCAAGCAGTTACAACTACTACAGTTGATGGACTAGCAGAAGTAAAATATAATTTATTTTAATTTAAGAAAGGAAAGATAGAATTATGGCAATGGGATTCACAGAAAGTAATAATGTATCAATTATTGATTCAGCTTCTCCTAGCAAAAGAGGTAAAGCAGTATCAGTAAAGGATATGTATGGATTAAAGGCTTATAATACAGCTGTAGGAGACGCAAGAGTTCACGATGCAAACTTTGCTTTCTTAAGTACAACTCTAGCAAAACTACATCAAGATATTAAAGAGCCTATGTATTATACAACTTGGGCTAAGGATGTTCCAGCTAATTTAGGTGGAGGATTCGTAGACTATGTTGAGTATTATACAGTAAGTTGGGCTGGTATTATGGATCAGCAAAGAAATGTTGTTGCTAACAACACAAACTTTATTCCTCGTGTAAACGCAGGATTAAACCAAAACAGAGTTAGAGTTTATACTTACTCTGTAGCATATGATATCCGTTTCATCGAGTTAGAGAAGATGTCAAAGATTAATATGCAAAAGTCTCTAGAGGAGATTTACAAGAATATCATCACAGCTGGTTGGGATTTATTCGTTCAAAACGTTGCTTACAATGGTGACGGAGTTAAGGGTGGATTATTCAACTCAGACAATGTTGCAACATTCGCTGTTCCAACATTAAATGGAGCACAAGGATTTGAAGGATTGACAGATGCTCAAGTAGTAGCAATCTTTAATGGTATCTTCGAGTACTATCTAAAGAACTCTAATATGAACATCAGAGTATTACCAGATACTATCCTTGTTCCAACATTCGTATCTAGTGATTTAAATAACAGAATTTCTACTCTATATACTAACACTCTAGCAGAGTTCTTAAAGAACTTTAACCTTGGTAAGTTCGAGTCTGACGGTGAGTTAAAGATCACTATCAACGGACGTGCTGACTTAAATACTTTAGGAGACGCTCAAGCTGGACGTATCGTAGTATATAAGAAGGATGAAAACTTCGTTAGAATTGATATTCCATATCCAATGCAACATTATATCACTCTTCCAAATATTGAAAGAATGTCATATACTACTGCATTCGTAGGACAAGTTTCAGAAGTTCAATTACCTTATAATACATCTGATACAGAGATCGGACCTGTAACATACTGGGATTTAACTCCTGCAAACGAATAATTATAATATAATATAAAGGACTGAATATGATTGAGGTCATCTACACTGGTTGTATCTCAGTCTATCAGTCCTTTTTATTTAAGAAAGGACATAGATTATGAGTATTAAGTTTAAATTTAAAGATGGTATCACTATTGAAACTATTGGAAAATCTAATAGTACATTAGATGACCTAAAACAAGAGGCTATTAAACTTCATAAACAAATTCTTGAAGATAGATTACCTGATCCTGTAGATTATGAGTTTATTATCTTTGATGCTTATGTTGATAGATATTTAACTTATAGTAAAGAGTATCCAGGTGTTTTAAACGAGAATGAGTCTACAGAATTCGAAGATAATTTATTCGAAAAGGGAGCAGATCCTGATAATTTCGGACCTGCATTCTTAAAGTATCTTAAAGAAGTTGCTTCTAAATATCCTACAGTTAAAATCTATGGATTAGATGATGAACCTGAGGCTCATCCTGAGAATGAAACTGGATTTAGTTGTGGTGCTAGAAACTTTGATTCTTTAATCGCATTCTTAAAAGAATTAAAGGTATTAAAGACTGATATCAAGAAGGAAGATTATACAAATGCTCAAGGATATTTCGATTATTCTGATGGCTTAGTTACAATCTTTGGAGACGCAGAAGCAAACGATGAAATTGTTGCTAAAACAGGTAAAATTTCATTATCAAAATCTGCTAGAGGATATAAATCAAAACCAACTAATCTACTTAATTTCTTAAAGAAGACTGTTGAAGCTGATGGTGCTTTTGAAAAGGAAGAAGATATGATTCAAGCAATCAAGAATCAATTTAATTCTTTAGATAGAGCAGATGCAAAAGAGTTAAGAGAGTCATTCCAAGGAAATGAAACTGAAATCGACGAGTGGATTAAGAAATCTGTAATCAATAAGACTAGAGTTTTATATCCTAATCTAGTGTTAGTTAAAGAATCAGTAGGTGATACATCTTGCGAAGATGTTGAATGCAAAGATTTCTTTGAACCAATTTCATCTTTCAAGTCTTTTGAGTTTATAGACAAGACTAAACAGGGTTTCCACGTTGTTAAAGTTTATAGAGATTTAGAAGATGATAGAATGCACGTCATCGCTTATAGACCTAGCGATAATACATATATTATTTGCTTAGGATACTCTCCTGAAACAGGAACTTGGAATCAAGGAAGATATGACTTCTCTACATTTAGACAAGCCGAAAAGAGTCTTAAGAATGATTACAAGGTAGAAGAGTATGAGTATGACGATACTACTTCAAATGATGAAGTAGAAAATAATGACGATATCGAGGTTGAAGATACTGACGAAGAGGTCGTTATTAAGAAAGATTCTCAAGAAGAGGATAAGGACTTAACATTTAGAAGAGGTAGATAATATGGCTATGCAAAATCACGTAAATGATCCTTTATATTTCTTCGAAGCAGTCGAAGAGTTCGCTTTCAATTTCGTTTGGTATTCTGCAAGTGATATTGATTTTGACGATTATGGAAGAAAAGTAACTAAATACGATGTTCGTGAAATAAGAGGTTCTCTTCAATCACAAGGAACTTCCCTAAATCAAAGTTTTGATGGAAATACAGAGAATATGAAATATCAATTCTACTGTATGGGAAAATATAGAATTCATATAGGTGACTTTATAGTATATAAACATAGATATCTACACGTAGATTCAGTCAGAGATTATGACGAATGGGGAGTTCGATCTTGTGAATTAACTATGGTTAATCTTAATAATTATAAAGATTTACAAGAGGCTATTAAATATTTAAATGGAGAGAGCGTTGTGTAAATGCTCTCTTTATTTCTTAAATAGGTGGTGTTAAGATGTTATTAATTAAAGATATAGAGTTTCAAGAAGTAATCAAATTAATTCGTAATATAATTTCTAGAGAATTAAATTATAATAAGAAAAGAATATTTAATGGATTTAGTGTTCGTGGTGCAGATTTACAAAGAGTTGTAAATGAAACAGAAGTTACTTCATTCTCTTTAGGTGATACATTTATTGTCTTCACTTTTGCAGAGGATATGGATAATTATGTAGTCAATAGAGAGTATGAAAATAACTATTCTACTATAACTAGATATTCTTTTAATATAAAAGGATATGGAAATGCCTGCCACGCATTAATAAATAGAATACTTGTTATATTCAAAAAAGAATCCGTATTAAGAGAATTATATGATAATGGCGTATATATAGTAGGACTAGATTCACCAAAACAAACTACAGAGTTTATAAATGAAACTGTGTGGGAAAGATGTGATACATCTATCAAAATAGAAATAAGAATGAATTTCGTCGATGATGATAATTCTTACACTATCGAGAGATTAAAATCTCTAAAAGTTGAAAAAGTTTAATTATATTTATATAAGTATTTGATATATAATTATAATATAAAGGAGAATGAGAAGATATGGCAATTAATTTAAATAGATTTGTAGACATTTCAATATCTCATATTACATCTTCTAGTACTTATCAAAGAGATACTGCTTTACTAGTTTTATTTAATCAAGCAGAGAACTCTTTTGATGTAATTGAAAACTTAACTGATCTTAATGTAAGTAGTGAAGAATATAAATTTGCTTTTAATTTCTTTAATAATGGAGGAATTAAATTAGCAATTCAAAAGACTTCATCTGAATATACATCAGGTACTTTTGAGAGTATATTGAAATCCTTAAATTATGAATATATTATAGTAATGTCCAATATTAGCAACGCTGATTTGGTTGCATTCGCAAACATTTATAATGCCAGTGATGATGTTCCTCAATTATATAAGAAATTCTTCTTAACAAGTGTTAAGGAGATTTCTAGTCAAATTCCTAACCTAACATCAAAGAACAGCTTTGTAGTTGTTAAATATGGTGAGGTTGGATGTGAAGCATCAATCGCTGCTTATTTAACAAAGATTGATTTAGACGAAAATAATTCCGTTAACGATTATATGTTTACTGAAGAGGTTGTAGAAAATATTACTTATACATCTCAAAGTCAAACAGTAACTATTGATTATGAGTCATTCATTGTAACAGACGATGAAAAACTTGATAGTTATCTAAATAGAAATTATAACGTAAATGTTATATTACGAAACTCTACAAGAGTAATCGGTGGAAATACTCTTAAGGGATATGACCTAGTTAACGAATATATGTTATTAGTATTACAACAAACATTAACTGAGAAGTTAGTAGATTTATTAGATACTAAAATTAAATATAATTCTCTTGGATTAACTAAAATAAATGGTGTAATGATAAGAGAGTTAAATAGATATGTAAATAATGGCTTCTTAATGCCTAATAAGACATATGATGGTAGTGAAGATATAATGGACGTAACTGGTACAGTAGTACTACTTACAAAGGGTGCTAAACTAGTATCAGGATATAAGTATTATATTGCTCCTTTCTCATCATTAACTGAAACGGAAAAAGAAGAGCATTTACTACCTGCAATTACATTGATATTATCTGACGGTTATTCAATTAGAAAGATAACTGTTGACGGATACTTATATTAATAAAGGAGGGCTAGATTATGGCGACTAATAGATATGCTTTATCAGATTACGAATTACAAATAACTTTCCCTTCTAATTCTAATGGTGGACAAGTTTTGCCAGACTTAAGTATCGGTGGTCCTGGTCAAAATGGATATGAAGGTTCATTCGTTGGATCAATTAAAGTAACTCGTAATAATAACTTATGGGAAACTGAAGGTGATCCTACAGGATCTTGGGTTCATAGTAAGAATTTAAATAGAACAGGTACTGTTGAATTAGATATTAGACAAGTATCAGATGATGTTCTAAAATTCGCATACATTTGTACTTTCTATGAAAGCAATGAACAAGATACATTAGGTGGATGTACAATTAGAATTGTAAATTCATATAATGGATTAACTGTTGCAGAGTGCCTTGACTGTTATATCACAAAAGTTCCAGACCAAAGTTACGGAGCAAATGCAGAGACACAGGCTTGGACATTCACTTCTGGATGTGTAAGAATGTATAAAGACATTACTTTAGACTCTGAAGGAAATATTACATACTAAAATATAAAAGTCCTAATTATACTTAGGACTTTTTTTATTGTATAATTTATATATACGAAAGAGGTGGAATTATGCCTGTATTTGGAATAGATTTAAACAGAGATAATCCAGAGTACACAATTCAAGATTTTGTATTTTGGATGCCACAATTCAAAAAATATATGGAAACTGAAGATGGACAAGTTATGTTTGATAATTTGTATCCTTTAGCAAATGATAAAATCTTCTATTCTATATTCGGTAGTGATTGGAAATATGCGATGAGTTTATGTATTGGACACTATTCTTATTTAATAGGTGCTAATTCTAACTCACCTTCTGGATCAACTTTACCTGAAGTTTATGGTGGAGGAGTTACTCGTGGAGTTTTACAAAGTGCTACAATTGGTGGATTTAGTAAATCATATAATCTAGATTATACAACACTTAATTCAGAAGAAGCGATGTTTTGGAATCAATCTGCTTATGGACAACAATTAATGGCTTTACTTAAAACGAAGGCACTAGCGTCCATAGCTGTTGTAACATCACAACCTTTAAGACCTGGTAATGTTACACCTGGTGCTAGACAAGTTAAAAAATGGAAATGGTGGTAAAAAGATGAGATAATTTCTCATCTTTTTTATATATTTTTTCAAAAATATGATATAATATGGTATGGAAATGCGTGGTGATAATATGTCATACAAAATTGTTAATTTATCTCAAATAAAAGATTCTAATATAAAAGATGAAGATAAGTTTACATTATATAATATCAACAAATTTTTAAATGGTGATGAAAATATTATATTAATTACTGGATTTAGTGGAAGTGGAAAATCTACTCTAGCAGAAAGATATGAATATAAGTATGACGCAATTCATATTGATTTGAATAATTTATCACCTAAAAATACATATATTTATGATTATCCAATCTCTGAAAATAATGAGGTATTCTATGATTATCTAGATAAGAATCCAGAGTTAAAAGAGAAATATGAAAATGGTGATTATTTCTCTCAAGGAGAGATTGATAATTTATATAGAGATTTTATTCCATTTTGTATAGAATGGTGTAAAAAGAATAAGGAAAATAATTATACTATTGAAGGAGTTCAAATTTATGAAAATCCAGATTTAATTGATCCTTCACTTCCTATAATTATTTTAAATGCTACGGCAGAAGAAAGTTCTGAACGTATCGAAAGACGAGATGGAAAGAAAATTCCGTATATAACTTCTAAAACTAATAAAGACAAATTTGAGAAGTTTAAAAACAAAATTGAGAAAGCAAATCAAAAGTAATTATATACATATTAAAGAATATGATATAATTTAATATATAATAAAGGAGAATGATCCGTATGCTAAAGTTTAAATGTAAGCCAATTAAAGATTCAGTAGCAGATCCACACGCAGTAGAGGAAATCACTTTAATATTCTTCAACAATGATCCAAAGGTAAATGATATTATGGATTATTTAAAAGATGAGTATAAAAAGAGAAGTGAAAAAGATGATTTTGACGAGGATAAGTTCAATAAACTTATCTTAAATGTAACTTCTGAGTTC